AAGAGTGCTACTACTAAGGACGCTGGTCCCATTGATCTTGAACTCTTTGCCGGAAGCAACGTTGACGTGCTCAGAAAAATCCCAGCTGTCGGTGCTATTAGTCCAAACAATGGTGTGATCAGTAGCTCCTTTAAGGGTGATACCACCACCATCAGCAGTGGTGTCGTCAGGAGAAGCGACCGAACCAAGCTCAAGGTTCTTGTCATCTACCGTGACGGTGGTGCTGTTAACAGTGGTTGTGGTGCCGTTAACGACCAAGTTACCAGTGACCGTCAGGTTGTTGCTGAAGGTTGTATTGCCTGAAAGCGTTGCACCGCTAAGGTCAACCGTTCCAGTGAATGTCTTGTTTCCGCTCAGCGTCTGATTGGTCGTCAGTGTCGTAAACGCACCAGATCCTGCAATCGCGATGACAGAGCTAGCAGCACCACCGCCAGCATCCCCAAACCCGTAGTAGAGAATCGAATCAACTTCGGAAAAAGCGGGTTCCGATGGAGCCAAGCTGCTTGGAGCGCCAGACGCACCACCAGATGCTCGTTTCTTCAGGCGGATGGTGTTAGCCATGGCTTAAAAATTGCCTCCAAGGACAAGAGTAGAGGTGGTCCAGGTGTCGTCAGCTTTGTACTTGCCAGAGGCTGAGTCGTAGTAGACGACGCTTTGATCCACTTTAGCCGAATCATCAAGGTCTAAACCCTTGGCTCCTTGGGGGCCTGCAGTCAATACTTCGACAACAGTTGCTGCGCCTTCTCCCGAGACTGTGACCGTGTTAACTGAAGTCATGGCCGTGTGTAACCTTGGCTTACAAGGATGACGCCCTCCAGGTAATACTCTCTTTCGCCAGTGTCGTTTTCAAGCAAAACGTCGTAATACAGCTCGTCCGGGAACAAGGCTGTCTGAGCATCAGTTAGGCTGATTGTGACTTTGCCAGTGCTTCTGTTTGTGTAAGCAATCGCGAAATCGGCTGACTTCTTTGTCCTTTGCTTGTTCCACGCCTGCGCGTAAACCGTATAACCGGAAAGGTCAATGGCCGTATCAGTGCTGTCCTTAAATTGCAGCAGGACGCTGTAGTCAGCAGCCCGCTGCAACGTGAAGTTGTACGTCCCAGGCTGGACAGACATGGATCAAACCACCTGAGGGAACTTTACCAAGAT